CTGCCCTCACCCACCGCAATTTCGGCTGTGTTGGCAAGATTCCGCGCACTCTCATACGTTTCCTTCAGCAGCGCCAAAGAAACCTGCGAAGGTTCCTTATACGGCATCGTCATGATCGCGTTCTGAATCGGCATACCGCCCGTGTCAATTTCACGGAACTCAGTCGGGCCAATCCCAATGTTGTTGTCGTCCAGACGCATGCCCTTAACGCGCAAGCCGCCGGGGAAGTTGTTCAGCGTCGCCGCGTCAATCAGCTGACGACGGATCGATGTCGCCGTCTTCGCCGAGTTGCCCAACAAGTGCGCATAGCCAAGGCCATAGAAGCCAACGCCGGGCATCAGCTTATAGTGAACGAAGCAATCCTGACGCTTGAACGTCGGGTCATTCTCTTCATAGTTCCGATAGATCGACAGAACCTTGCGAGTCCCCTCATCAATCGTCACGATATACGGCAGAGGAATACCATCCTCGTTCTCAAAGCCTTCGAGGTTCAGATCCGCATAAACCTCATAGATCCGATACTCTTCCGTGCCTTCCGCGCCCGGCTCAACGCCCTGAACGCCGTCAACCTCTGCGCGAATCGGGCTCTGACCCTCATCATCCGGCTGCGGATCGCCAACCTTGATGTCGCGATACACACCCGCCAGCTGCGCCAAGCGAAAATTCCGGCGCGTCATCGGCGTAATGTGGCAGAAACGTGGCGATGTCTCTAAATCCGTCGTGCCATAGGAAACAATGAAGTTGTCCGGCAAAACAAATCGGCTCACCGGGCGTCCCAGCAGCCGATCCTGATAAACTTTCTTGAACGTCGAACCCACCAGCGCCAACCAGAACAGCATCTGGTCGAACTCTTCGTAGAACTCAGGGGCCAATTCCGTAAGGTAAAGGTTCATGAAGTCCTTAACCCGCGACGCCTGCGCCTCCAGCTGCTCGTTCGCTACGCCCGTGATCTGCGTCTTAACCGGACCACCCGCCGGCAACAGCTCACCGCAAGCCACAGCCTGCCAGCGCACCACTGCCTCAGCCAGCAACGGATCGTAAACGCCGCATGCACCCTTGAACGGCGTCTGGCGGTCTTCAATCTTCAGGCCCATCAGCTTGATGCCCTCAGACATCGTGGTCTCCCACTCGCTGCGGCTCTGCTTATCTTCCTCAACGCCGCTCAGCAGCATCTCACCCAGACCATTCAGGTCCATATCGTCCATGTACAGCGCGAGGTTCGATTCGTGCGTGATTTCTTCTTCTTCATCTTCCGATGGTTCAAAATCAATCTCAACGCCACCATCATCCAATTCGGTGATCTCAGCGCCATCGACCATCTCAGGGCCGCCCATTTCAATTTCGTATTCCGCGTCGCCCTCAGGCATGTCAACGTCAACGCCGCCAATGCCCTCAAACTGAGGACGCAGCGTATCTTCGAGTGTCATTGGTTTACGGGCCATTCTGCCTCCTAACATGCGCCATATTCGGCGTCAATAAAACGATGCGCGTTCAAGCGGTACGTCATATACCTCTTCATACGGATTCTCTGTATTGTGAACCCACCCAGACTGTTTGACCCGCAAAAACGCCATCGTCATCGTATCAACCCAGTCCCTCGAATCAGCCGCTGGAAACTGCACGCACTGTTCCATAAAGTCACGCGCCCACGGCCTCAACTGATCATACGCCGGTTTCATCGCCGGCAACCACACACGCCCGTTCTCGATCAAATCCGTAACCAAACGAACACGCGCTATCTTATCACCAAACTTATCAGGATTAAACGGCGTTGCAACAATTCCTGCACGACCCAAATCCTGTATCAGCATCTGGCCGTTCGCCTTCGCCTCCACCAGCACCGTATCCGGCATCCGGTTCTTCGATGCCTTGATCGGCGTGCGGTAGTTATCGTCCCGGTAATCCGTCGCCATCCGCTGCACCATGCGCCGCAGTATCGGCCACTCCGCACGGTCGCGCCACACCGACAACAGGATCAGGTTCGGTATCCCGTTATCGTCATCAAACACGCCCCACGTCGTTGACGCGCTATACGCCGATGTCTTGTTCGCCGTCAGCGCCGTGTCCCACGCCTGTATAACGTACTTCACCTCAGGCGGATCAGGAGACCGCCACCACTTAAACCACGTCTGATCGATAATACCACCATCATCCACAACCGGATTCTGCTGATACAGCGACGACCAGATACGGCTCGTCGTGGAAGGCTGGCGGCGGATCTTCTCCAGTTCCTCTTTCGGGAACTGTTCCGGCCACAGTGCATCTCCGGGCTCTCGCCCCAAAATGTCGTTATCCACCGCCAGCGCGGGCAAAATCACCCGCTCCCACTTCTCGCCCTCACCATCCCGCTCGCCCTGATCCAAGCGACCCATGTGGTCCCCCAGATGCCAGCGCGTTCCAATCAGGATGATCGGCGTGTCCTTGTTCTTACGGCGCGTGAAAAAATCCGCGCCGTACCATGCCCATAGCTTGTTCCGCTCACTGTCCGACTCAGCCGCCTGAATACCCGACAGCAAATCGTCCCCAATCAATATATCCCCGCGCCGACCCGTCACGTTCGCGCCAACCGCAGTCGCGTGATAACCACCAGCCTGCGTCGTCATCCACTCGCCAGCAGCCGTCTTGTCCGCACTAATACCCACATCCGGGAACAAGCGTCGATGCTCGTCGCCCTTAATCACGTTACGCACCTTCAGACCGAAACTGTCCGACAGCTCCTGCTTGTGCGTCGCAAAGATCACATTCTTCGTCGGGTTCTTCGCGAGGTAATAGGCCGGGAAGTAATGCGACGCGGCAAACGACTTACCATGCCCCGGCGGCATCGAAATCATCAGCCTCTGAATCTTACCATTCGCAACCTCATCCAGCTTGTCGCAAATCAGCTTCAAGTGCGGCGGCGGCTTCATCCCGCTCACATACTCAATATACGCCGCAAACGATGCCATCGCCTCCTCGCGGGCCACCAGCTCCGCCAGCAAGTCATCCATCGATAGGTCAGCGTTCATTCAGAACTACCCCACGTAAACTCGCCATATTTGCAAAGCGCGCCGTAAAACGAACAGCTCGGTGAAAAACTCCCGTTCACCTTACCCGTCTCCACGCAATAGCCCGATGGCGCTCGTCTGTGCAGAGTGTGCTGCACCTGATTCTTCGGGAACAGGCTCCGCGTCCACGTTTCCTTATAGCGACCATCGCCGCCCTCAACCGTGCGCGTTTCAGCAATCACATAACGACCTATCGCCCAATGCGATCCGCGCTCAATACGCCGCATATTTTTAGCGCCATCAGCGTTCATCGCGACACCACACCACAATACAATACAGACGACCCAAAACCCGCGAATACCTCAGCATAAACCGGAACCGACCCAGAGCCACAATAAACCCAACACTGCTGGATCGACGCGGGTACACGTTAATCCCATTGCGAATCAGCTGCCCATCGTCGCGGATATATATCATCCCTCAAACTCTTCGCCGTGCAGCCATGCCAGCACAATCCGGCGAAGCGTCTCTTGGTTCTGGTCCGTGTAAGTGGTCTCAATATCGTCGTGCAGAACAATCTTGGTGTCATCTGCCAACCACTCGTCAAAGCCCTCACCCTTGGTCAGCGTGATTGAGTTCTCATCCCCGACAATGGTGAGCGGCATATGCAGCCCGCTGCTGTCGCCCATAAGACCGCCCGCAAACCCACGCAAAAACGCCTGATTAATCCTCATCCCTCAACCTCCCTATAATCCGCATCTATAACCGCCGCCACCGGCTTCGCCCTATCCGCAACCATCGCCCGCAACGTCTGTAAATCCAGATCCTTCGCCGTCACCGTGTGATTGATATTCAACGTCTGATCCATCATCCCCAGCAACTGCGCCTGCGTCTTCACCGCACTAATCGCACTCGTGAAGTTCTTCGCATCCAAAGCCCGCTCGTGAACCGCCTGCAGCTCGTCCAAAAACAAATCCCGCGTGTACTCCGTCCGCTCAATCACCAGCCCAGAAGTCTCAGCCTCAGCAATCAGCCGCTGAACCTCCACCCGCGCCAGCTGGCGTTCCGCCACCACCTTGATGTGATATTCCGGATTCGTAATCCCAGCGCGAACACACGCCAGCTCCGCAGCGTTCTTCGACTTCACCGCCTTCAAACGCACATACTCACGCGCAAAAACCAAGTCACGGTCATCCCGCATCGCAATCTCAGCATCCTCGCTGATCAGCGAACCCAACCCAAAATCGTCATCATCCCAATCCATATCCATCCTTTATAATCATCATCCAAGTTAAAACAATATATAAATTTTTATGGAGCCACAGATCAAAACAAAGGGGGTCATATCAGGGGGTGGGTGGTTGGCCGGGAAGGTGAAATGTTTTGGCGGAAAATGTGGGTGGGAGTGGGTATATATAGATATAAAATGGCCACAAGCTAGGCAAAGTGGGTGGGTGGGGGTGTCTGGCTGCAGCTGGAGCCGACCTGACCTGATTTCCGGCGGTCGAGGCAGTGCCTCCGGCTGCGAT